CATTGGACTTTATTAATGTGTCCAATGCCCCCAGCTGATTAAGGCTGGGACCCCCGGTCTCTCATCGAGACCTGCGGAACCGGAACTTTGGCTTACGCCATCGTCCTGGTTTCTTAGTAACGTGCTGCAAAGCACGATCTAAGATATCCGCAGTCCGCTTGGTTAGAACGGCCGGACTCTCGGACCCGATCAGTTGGTCCTCGAGCTGAGGTATGCTATAATCCCAATTTGGGGTTACAGCACGCTTCGTGCGGTAAATAGGCTTATTGACCGTTAGGCCAATAGACCCACCTCGTATCTCTCCTAGAAGATACGATATCATCAACCCTGGAGGGTTGTAGATATGCCGCTTGGCTCCAACAGGGACATGGATGTCCCCGTCAGAAATGCGCATCTGCTTTTGGTGCGCATGCCTTTTGGTGTAAACCCACGATTGAGTTGAGCGGCTTGTAGCCACTTCGCCCAATCTCGAGTGTTCACGTGCTATCACATAGGGAACCTTAAGTCCTGAATCCTCAGCCTCCGACATCGGGACGAAGTTTAAACCGTTAACATGGTTTAAACAGAGCGCCACGGTATCGGACACGTCGATTTCAAGACGAGCCCCCCATGCGACCAAAAGGTTGGCCAGAACCAGGAGATCGGTGTCCGTCTTCAGCTTTCGCAAAAAGACGGGCCTGATATTGTGACCATCATAATAGTCATGGCCACAAGACTCCCGGAAAGAACCGCTGCCAAAGCTCTTCTCTTCATTGGGATCACATCCCAGAAGTCGAAGAAAAGAGAGCATACGATCGTAACAACGTGCAGGGACGACAATATCATCCCCAAACACGCTGAAAAGGCCAGGATAACGGAGCGAATAACCCTTTGGGGTTTGTCGTATTCCATCATCAAGGCCAACGACCGCAGATGCCGCGCAGGCGAAGATGACCGTTTGGAGAGGAAAGGTGAAACCATTCCCCATCGTTGAGATCATGTTCAGCCTTTCATTGACCACTTCTCTTCCTATCCTGACTGAAGTCCCGTGTGAGCGTAACGCCAGAATGAGGCTCAACACCTCATCCGGAATTACATGCGACGCAAGTTTCAGCGATAGCGAATCAGAAGCTGAGCTCAGGTCTATGGTTGCGAAACCATCCCCGAAGCTCGAGTCAATGGATGACCCGATGTACGCCATGTATCGATTGATACTAGGCTGTACAGAGAGATCAATCCCGAAAAAACGCTTGAGGCGCTTCTCCAAGATTCTCCCAAAACCTAACTGATAATACATATTCAGTGTAGGTTCCACGGATATCATACGAGACGTCTTGACACTTTTAGGAACGAAGCTTGAACGCGAGCCCTTGACGATTGTTGGTGAGCCATATTCCTCCTGTCGGATTATCTCCGCATTGGATTCTTCTGGCCACATGGCAATGTCTGCTCTATAGAGAGAGACAATCTCAGGGTCAGTAGCTGTCAAGGGCCCAGAATACAACTTCCCGTAATGGGAGTTGCTCTGAGCCCCGATAGCCGCTCCTGGACCGCATCGCGCGTTTAAAGCGATGTTGCCCCAGGTTATGCTAACGTCGTCACCAAGGTCACAGAGAAAGAAATCCTCCAAGACCTTAGCGAACTCGCCAAACAACATGCGTTCAGCCTCACTGTTGAGGCTCAACGACCAAGAAGAGCAATTTGCATTGTACTTCTTGAAAGTGTCGTAGGCGATTCGGTCGAGCTCCGAAGATTCGTCCGGAATAAGCTTCGTTAGAAACTTATCTAGTTGAACCTCCGATGCTCTTCGTTTGACGTGCAATGGGACCTTCTCGTGAGGGAAAGTCACGACACGATTGATTACGTGCCGTAACTCCTGAGATAGGACTTCGTAAATAGCGAACGGTACTAAGGTACACATTGGTTTAACGCTCCTGAACAGCAAGTTATCCCACAGCCGGATTAAAGGCTGCAGTAACCACTTCTAGGATATACTGGATCTTCGGCCCAAAAATGATGCCCGCGAGGGCAGCAAGGGACGCAAGTCGGAGGGTAGTGACTTTGGACTTTACAGCCCGAGTCACAGAACCCCCGTCACCATCGTATCGCAGAAGCCACTGATCTGCTGGTTCAGGGCCCCAACAAAGCTGCTTCCTGCAGCTTTCAAGTTGGGGATATCGTACGTATCAGCGCCGGCTGGGACAGATGCAGAAAACCTCCAGATGGAGGTCTTGCTTGCCTGGCCGGTGAGGGGAGTCATCCCCTTACGTCCGATAAACCCATACTCGTTCATCGGCACAGTTCGCAACACACCGCTATTATCAATAGCGTTGAGCTGACGAACTGACTGAGGACGAGTAAACGTAAGAGTCCACGGACGCGAGGCAGTCGAACCAGCATCCACGCCAGTCTGCGTGCCACCAATACTGGTGACCGCCCACTGCTTAGAATGCGGATTCGGCGCCACGTCAGCCGTGACATCATACGTGGGAGACGTCAAACCGGATACCGAAGCACCGGTGATCGTTGTAAGCGAAATAGCCATGTAACGGACCTCTTTTGGTCATGAGTGGAAGGGATAAGGAACACGAAGACCGCGACGTCCTACTTCGGTGGCAAAGGCCCCTTGTAAAGCGTTTCCAGCAGAAGAACCTCTAGATGGTATCAAGGGCCGGATTCCGGCTAACTGTGATACCACCAAGAGTCCGATATTGACCCATTGCTTTCCAGTCGGGAGATTGAACTCCAGGCTGGGACGCGGTATGGATCCTTGATCGGACCGCTGGAATGCGGTTTCCGTTAACTGAGTAAACCCAGGCGAAAAGCTTGCGTTCCCTTTAAAGTAAGGCTCAATAGGGTCTAACTTTACCGCAGTTGCCGTTTGTGTAACGGTATTACGGACTGTTTTGACGCACCATCGAACTCCACCATAAGGTACTGACAAGCCACTGACTATCGTACCAATGTTGGTAAAATAGTCTACTAGGAAGCTATATGGGATTAGGTTCCATATAGTTGGGACGACGTCTCTCCAACGCAGGCTAGCTACGTCGGCTACAGACCGGGATGCAATCCCGGCCTCTACGCCCCAAACGCCTTTGTACCTCACAATTTGTTCGGAAGTTACCTTCCTTACAACTTTAACAGTTCGATTCCCGACGCCCTCGTGACTCTCTTGAGTCTCTTGAGCGCCGGAAGTCTTGCCGTTTACTTTGAAAGGTACATAGTGACCCATGTACTCTCGGTTTTGCAAACCGACAGTAAGACCTGCTATAGTGTTAATGGTTGGCGTAATGCCAAACTTGTATTCTAAAGCAGCGTCAGCTAGGGCCTTCGCCGTTGCAATCCTTTCCCGTGAGGGATTGGATCGGTACCGACGAAGGTAGTCCCCATGCTTGCCGGTGACTCGGACTAACATGTCCCGAACACCAGCCATTGGGTTAGTTAAACCGCGGATTGTCTGTTTGATTTCTCCAAGGTCTTCCCCGGCTTGCGCCGAGGATTCGATACTGGAGAGTTTATCATACAGCGCCGCTATCGCCTGGTTGTCTGCACTTTGGACGTCGCCGCCGGATGTCACGGGATTCCCACCTACGTCGACCCTTGGTATAAAGCTCTGGATTTTTAGCCAGGCATGATACCAGTCGGGATCCCACGGGGGAGGAGGGTTTTGTGACACTTGCCAGTCGTCGCCGCCACTAGCCGCCTGAACCTTGACCTTCCTCTTTACGCCGCTAGCTGGCGTCGTAGCAGAGGTAACATTACGTATCTGGTCCCGATAACTCGGGTTATCCGTTCCGCTGATAACATCATCGTAACGAACTATTCCTCCTGTATTAAAGGAAGAGCCAGGCGAATGTCGTCCAGAAGTCCCATACTTATAGGACTGCGGATGGGTCTTGGTTGTTGTAGGCATAGTGGGGTGCAAACTCCTTGCTAAGGTTCTAGGCTTTCCAGCCTACCGACCATGGTGAGGGCCGGCCCCATGGAGACCAACTACGATAGCTTTACCTGTGACTCCCGCACAGAAAGCTCGGACGCTATGACACGGTTCGTCCTTATTGGACTTAATCCAGTCTCTGCATTCGACTATCAGTGCGACTTCGGATGGCGTTAGTGACCTAACGATGTCCTCAGAAGACTCAGGGAAATAATAATCCCAAACGTTTTCTACGACTTCGTAAGGTTCATTTAAGAGAACCGCAAGGTTCCCTATAACGACACCATGGAATGACTCTAATTCATTGAACGTCGGCTTATAACCGAGATTGATGAAATTAGAGACGTCAAGGGTAAAGTAACTCATTGGTTAACTCCATTAGGTCGGAATGACGGAGCAACATTGCTCAATCGCTAAACACACGGTATGTGTGCAAGCGACCCGAGGGATGGATCCCTCGCT